TGAGTATGCCTGCAAAAAAATAAAAAGAAAACAAGAAAATTTCAAAGAAAGCTGTTATGGAAGTAAAAATAAAAATTATTGTTTTATAACAACAGCGTTCCCAGCGAAACCAACCTTTTGTGTGCAGTTGTTTTCTGACCCGTCCTTTTTTGCTTTACTATAAGGGAATATTTCAGGTTATTTTCTTGTTGTTCAAAATCAGCGAAAGACTGGGAACGTGGGTTGCGAATCTTGCAAGTGATTGCAAACAAACAACAATAGTCGTTTCCAGAGTCGTGTTTTGATTGGGGACGAGAACCCAGAGACTGGGAACCTTCTGCAAGTGATTGTAAACATTGGGAATCTTTTTTGTTGCTTTCTGTATGAACTTCAGGCATAGTACAATTAAGAAATGAGAAAGGAACTGAGATGACTTATCAAGAAACTTTTATCAAAGAGCTCAAGGAAGAGTATGGGTTCGCATTTGATTGTGCTGAGCTGGACGATAAAATTGATGATGCTCTTCGTGTTGAAGATTTTGATAAAGCGGATGCGCTTCAAGAGAAGTTGAATGCGGCTCAAAATAAATATTATGAACTTCAGGATCGCTCTGATGCGATGTTGAAAAAGATCAAAAAAGACTTTTCCGGCGATTACGATCTAGTCGCAACCATGATCGAAGACAATGCTGGCCAAACTTGGATTGACAATGGTGGCACAGACGAAATATCAGAGATTGTTCGCAATGTGTTCATTTGGAGAATAATCACTTTGAGCTATGACACCGCTGCTTCACTTCATTCTGGCCTTTGAGAAAGGAACTGCTTATGTTTAATCGCAACGACAAGATCATCATTCGTGATGAGGATTGTTTTTACTTCGGTCGCAAGGCCACAGTTGTTTGTGCCACCGATTGGGCTGGCGTCTGGCAGGTTCGTCTGGGTGACGAGAGTGCTGATGTGGCTTCTGGGGTGTTCATGGCGATGAGCCAAAAGCACATGGAGTTGTCCCAATGAGTGGGGCAACAGCTGCAGAGTTCGCCAAGTGGACATCCATGGCGAGGAAGTGCACCGACGATGAGTTGGCTTTTGTCATTCAAGATTGTCGTGAAGCTGGGGAAGCAATGCGTGGTTGGAATCCTGAAAAGGAAAACTATTACGCCGATCAGCGGATGACTTACTCGGATGAGATGCGTCGTCGTCAAAAGCGTGATCCTTTCGCTTTCGCCAAGTTCTTCAAAGATGGAGTTTTCGTTGGCAAGATTAACGCCTGAGCAGCAACGCCAAGAGCTGTTGCGCCAACAACAAGAAGTCAGGAGGCAGCTGCGGATAATGCATGCTGTCCATGATGCTAAGTTGTTTCTGGCCAGAGCGGTTGCTTTTGTTAACAAAAAAGAGTAACGTGTTTTCATTCATACTACTTTCTCCTCACTGCCCTCCATCCGGCTAGGCTTCGCACTGCAAAGATGGAGGGTTTCTTTTTGCCCAAAGATCAGCGATAGTTGGCTCAGTTATTTTTCAGTTGACCACTGCAAGCAAGGTTGAAAGGCTAAAGAAAATGAACAAAGAGAAAAAGAAACTTGGTCGTCCTCCCAAGCCCAAGGAGCCGAAAACCATAGTTCAGAGGCCAATAAACAATGGCCCACCAGTTAAGCCAGAGGCATGGGACGGCAAATTCAAGTCAGTTGAGCCAATGGCCAAACAAAAGGTTTCCCGTGGCCGAAAAAATAAATACAAATGGAACCACAACGCAACGATCAACTGGATCATGGGCCAAGCTGACCCTGTCGGGTTCTTGTCAGCTGTCATGGCCGGAAAAGAGATGTTTCCGGTTTACGTGAAAGACGCAGAGGGTCTGGCAACAAAAGCTGGAGCCATAGCCGCTGACCCAGAGTTGCGGGTCATGGCGGCGAAAACTCTTCTCGGCAAATGCGTCCCAGACCTCAAAGCTGTGGAGGTCAAAGCCCAAATAGAAGAGCGCAAAATATTAGACATCAGCAGACTTTCTGGAGACGATCTTAATGCAATTGAACGAGTTCTTGAGCACGCTGTCATTGACGGAGATCAGAGCGGAGAAGATGAGACGCTCACTGAAGGAGTTTACCAAGAGCTCATGGCCGACGATTGAGCCAGGATCTGACTTCAATGACAACTGGCACATTGATGCAATATCTGAGCATTTGCAGGCTGTGGTTGAAGGTGACATCAAGCGTCTGATCATCAACATCCCTCCGAGACACATGAAGTCAATCTCAGTTGCGGTCACGATGCCAGCTTGGACTTGGACGTTCGCTCCTGCCAAGAAATTCCTTTATGCGTCTTATGCGTCTGGACTCTCGATCCGAGACAGTGTTAAGTGTCGACGGTTGATTGACAGCCCATGGTACAAGAATCATTTTGGTGAGGCTTTCCGGCTGACTGGTGACCAGAACCAGAAACAACGGTTTGAGAACGACCACACTGGCCAAAGGATCGCAACCTCGGTGGATGGTGCCTTGACTGGGGAGGGTGGCGACATAATCGTGATTGACGACCCACACAATGTTCGGGAGGCAGATTCGATGGCTGTCCGAGAGGGAGTTTTGGAGTGGTGGGACCAAGCCATGCAGTCACGTTTCAATGATCCCAAGACTGGTGCTTTTGTCGTGATCATGCAAAGAGTGCACGAGGGAGACTTGACAGGGCACATATTGGCCAATGAGATTGGTGATGAATGGGATCATTTGTGCTTGCCAGCCCGATATGAGATCGGCCACCCGACCAAGACCAGATCCAGCTTAGGATTCACAGACCCACGCACCAAAGAAGGAGAGCTCCTCTGGCCAAACCGGATCGACGACAAAACTCTTTCCAATCTTGAAAGAAGCCTCGGGTCATATGCTTCAGCCGGACAGCTGCAACAAAGGCCAGCCCCAAAAGGTGGTGGGATCTTAAAATCAGAGTGGTGGGTTCCATGGGAAGGCGATGAGCTGCCAGAGATTGAATATGTTTTGCAGTCTTGGGACACAGCATTCAGCATCAAAGAGAAATCATCTTATTCCGCTCGCACGACGTGGGGAGTCTTCCGGCACAGAGGAGCGATGTGTGCTATGGTGCTTGAGGCTTGGTGGGATCGTGTTACTTACCCAGAGCTGCGGAAGATCGCACAAGAGTCATATGAAGAGTACGACCCAGACGCTGTGTTGATCGAGAAGAAGGCTTCTGGCCAGAGTTTGCTGCAAGATTTGCGCATGGCTGGTGTCCCTGTAATTGAGTATTCTCCGGACAGAGACAAGCAAGCTCGCGCCCATGCAAGCTCCGCATTATTGGAGGATGGAAGAATTTACTTTCCAAAAGGCAAGAAGTGGGCTAAAAATTTAATTGATATCTGTGCTGCATTCCCAGCGGTTGAGAATGACGACATAGTTGACACGTGCACGCAAGCGTGGTTGAGATTGCGCAAAGGCTGGTTTGTCACCCATTCAGGTGATTACGAAGATGACGACGAGCCCATGAGGAAAAGGTTGACGATGTATGGCTGAACCTGTTATTCCATTTGCAGAAGGCTCCCCGCCTGATGACCTTCGGGTTGAGACTTTGCCGGATGGGGATGTTTTGATTGGTGATCCGATCTTGGACGCCATTGAAGAGTCTGACAGCAACTTCGATGCAAACTTAGCAGAGGACATTGACGAAAAGCAGTCGTCCCGCAAAGCTGGCATCCTCACAGGTTATTTTGAGAATGACGAGTCAGCTCGCTCTGAGTGGAAAGAACGCTACAAACAAGGCTTGTTGACGCTCGACCCAGAAGGTGGCATGGACGAGAACGAAGAAGAGCGAGCCATTCGTGGCCTCAGCACAGTCGTCCATCCGCTTATCGCAGAAGCTGCCACGCAATTCAACGCCAAAGCCATCGCAGAGCTTTACCCAGCTGGCGGTCCAGTCAAGACCACCATCATTGGCGAGCCAAACGAAGAAACTGAAGATCAAGCTCGTCGTGTCAAGGAATTCATGAATTACCAAATCATGGAGCAGATGCCGGAGTATTTTCCAGATCTTGACCAAATGTTGTTTCACCTGCCATTGGTTGGCCAGACGTTCAAAAAGGTTTGGTGGGATGCCAACCTCAGTCGCCAATGCAGCCAGTTTGTCAAAGCTGAAGATTTTGTTGTTGCACCAGAGAGCAAAGATCTTCACACCTCCCCACGATACACTCACATCATCAAAATGCCCAAAAACGACTACAACAGGTATGTCGCGGCTGGTTGGTATTTGCCTTCGGAATACACTGGGGACAGTTATGATGAGGATGATGGTTACACCACTCAGCGGATCGAAGGCATAGACAAAAGTGACGACTCTGACGACGATGTCATGACTCTTTTGGAGATGCATTGTTACGAGGCTTTTGAGGGCATAGACGGGATTGAGGACGAAGAGTCTGAGAACCTTGTCATGTTGCCTTACGTCATCACCATTGACTATGACTCTGAGAAGATCGTCGCCATCCGAAGGAACTGGGACGAGGAAGACGAGGACAAAAAGCGCAGAGACTGGTTCGTAAGCTACAAGTTCTTGCCTGGATTGGGATTCTACGGTTTCGGTTTGTATCACATGATCGGCGGTCTGGGCAGAGCAGCCACAGGCTCGTTGCGTGCACTTTTGGACTCCGCAGCTTTTGCGAACATGCAAGGTGGCTTCAAGCTGAAGGGCAGAGTCAGCGGTGGTGAGATTGATGTCAATCCTGGAGAGTTCGTTGATCTGGATGCAACGGTGGATGACGTCAACAAAGCAATCATGCCATTGCCGTTCAAAGAGCCAAGCCAATCGTTGTTCAACCTTTTGGGGTTCATCGTCCAAGCTGGCCAGAGGTTCGCTTCGACTTCTGACCTCAATGTTGGAGACGTCAACCCGAATGCACCCGTTGGGTCAACTGTCGCTCTGATTGAGCAAGGCTCCAAAGCATTCAGCGCAATCCACAAACGTCTGCATTATTCCCAAGGCCAAGAGTTCAAGTTGCTGGCCAAACTGAATGCAGAACACCTCGAAGAGTCGTTCCAGTTTTCGGTTGCTGGTTCCAGCGAGACGGTCTTTGCGACTGACTTCGACGATCGGGTTGACATCATTCCGGTTTCTGACCCCAACATATTCAGCACTGCCCAGAGAATCGCTCAGGCTCAAGCAATCTTGCAAATGGCTCAGTCAGCTCCGCAGCTGCACGATCTTTACGAAGCATACAAACGAATGTATGAGGCCATCAGAATCCCGAACATTGACGAGATTTTGATCAAGCCAGAAGAAGCCCCGAGGACAGACCCAATCGACGAGAACATGTCGATCATGTATGGCAAGCCAATCAAGGCTTTCCCAGAGCAAGATCACGAAGCCCACATTGCGGTGCACATTCAATTCATGCAAGATCCGTCTTTGGCTGGCAACCCAGCAGCCCAGACGATGCAGCCAATATTGATCGCCCACATTGCTGAGCACGTCGCGTTGTTGTATCGCCAGCGGATGGAAGCCAGCATCAACATGCCGCTCCCACCATTGCCCAACCTCAGAGATCCGAAGTTCGCTTTGAAAGACATCGACCCAGAGATGGACATGCTCATATCGCAACGCGCAGCCCAAGTGGTCGCTGCAGCTCCCCAGATGCAACCGATCAAAGCTCTTCAAGCAGCAGGGCAACAAGGCGGTCAACAGAATCCTTTGGAATACGCCAAGCAGCTCGCACAGCTGGAGGCTCAGGCTCTTCAACAGCGCACTCAATCCGAGATCGCCGCAGACCAAGCCAAGGCAAGATCAGACATCGAGATCGATCAGGCCAAGGCTCGCCAGAACATGGACATCCAAGCTGCCAAGGTTCAAGCAGAGCTGGAGGCCAAGGTTCAAAAGCTCCA